ATTAGCTCCAAGCTCAGGATCACCTAATACTGCTTGATATGAAGCTGTATCCATAATGGATTCAATATTAATAACAGGAGTTGAATGCACGTTAATGTTTTCACTAAAATCAATATTAATATTTGAATCACCAGGTGTAAATGTTTGATCATTGATCAATATTGCTTCAGGTGTATAAGAGCTGATTCCTTGTGCTGTTATATTTTCCATCACACTTGTTAAATACGTGCCAGCGCGTCTAACTAATACTTTTGCAATACCACCGAATCTTGCTGGCATAGCTAATGTGCGCGCTTCATAATCATGCCCTGTTACGCATCTGGTTTGTGATGTAAAATTACTCAATGCTCTATGTCTGATCTCTTCAACTGTATCGCCACTCGAGCCACCTTGAGCAGGTAGTTCATTAGTTACATTACACGACGCTCCTATGGTTGAATCTACAAACGTCGTTAGATCACCGGATCCTACGTTAGCAGCTAAGCCTCCACCCTTTCTATACGTTACAATAAGTTGTGTATTAGCAGGTGATTCACCTAATGTAGCTTCATTATCTCCAGACAGTGGATCAAGTTGAGAAGGAAACTCAGTTTCTTCTCCTGGAATAGTCATACCAGCTTGCTCAGTTTGTAAATATTGTTCTCCAACTATTTGCCCTGTTCTCATAATACCATTACCGAATAACAAGCTAGTAGTGTTATCTTGATTTACCATTGTAGTGAATTTTTTTGAACTTTTGATAAATTGTAATGAATATGGCACAGGAATGTTATCATAAGTGGTATCACCTATCTCTTCACCAGTAAGAGAGTAAGCAGACTGCCTGTTTGTATCAGTTGAGTGGAATGTTTCAATTGGAATTTTATCTTGAGCTAAATAATCAACCTCATACCATTCATTACCATTTGAATCTTCTATTTTTATTACTTCTACAACATCTGTTTCTGGAATGGTTAGTTTTAAAAATTTTTGAGGAGTACCTACATTGAAATTCTTAGTTTTAGTTTCACCTGATATAGCTCTAATGGTTCGTTTGATTTCAAATTTAGTAGCTATTCCAGTACTGCTATCAAAGTCAGAAGCTTCTGGCTCTTCAAACACACCGTTTGCCGACCCTGAATATGTAAAATCAACAAAATCTAGTGTTTCGAATAAAACAGTAGAATCTGCTGTAGATTGTATTTGTGTCTTTGGTTCTATTCTATCCAATGCTAATGAAGAATAATCTGGGACTCTTAGTTCATCACCAGTAGCGTCTACTTTTTGTGTCACTACAAGTGTTGTATAACTGGGGTTAATTGCTTTAGTCTTATACCCTAGCATATTTGCTAAATTCACTACATTTTTACGTTCCTGAGCTAATGGTAACATCATCTCTTTATACTGTTGATCAATATAAAAGGAATTAACATCACCAACGTACGCTGCCATTTCGATTAACATCATACCAGGTGATGTTTCATTAAAATCTCTATATGAGTTGGGAAAATATGCCTTAGCATATTCAATCAAAGCATTTTTCAGACTGCTAAAATCTTTATTTAGATAATCTACATTTGATTGTTTATAATCTTCCTTTAAGTAAGGCATAATTTAATCTCCTACTTGATATTAACTGATACAGATTCTAGATTTCTAGGATCTTTGTTTAAATTGAAATCTATTCTAATATTAATAGTGTTCTTGCCAAATTCATCTTGCCCTCCAAGAGATACATCAAGTTTAACGATTTGTACAAACGGTAGCCATACATTAATTGTATTTACAATTTCATCTTGAATAGTTTGTCTTAACTCTTCTGTATATTGCTCAAATAAATGTCGCCTTAAATTTAATCCCAGATTAGGTTGCATTAAACGTTCACCTTTTTGTGTCTGGAGCAATAATTCTAAGTTCTGTTTAACAGCTTCTAGAGTAGTAGTTGTAGATGCAAACCAACCTTCTGATTTATCTGATTTATGAAAAGGTAGATCAATGCCAATGTGAATTAGCTCATCCCTATCCGCTATGAATGCTTTTTTTGATTTATCTAATATTGCCATTAGCTAATCGATCCTGGTTTTATCTTTTTTAATTTTATTTTAGATGAATTATCTTTAGTTTTTTGCGTTTTGTTTATATGAGCATTTGCAGATGTTGCTAATAAACCACCATCTCCTTTACCATCATTTCTTAAATTAAGAATTGGTAACAACACTCCGTTAAACCCTGTCACTACATTACCGGATTGAGCAGCTGGTGATCCAGCTGTTGCAACAGTTACTGATTGATTTACATGAGCATTTCTAGTACTAGCAGTTTGAATTGATTTTACTTCAACATCACATTTCAATTCATCAATCTCAAATGTCTGTTCTTGAACCCAATCTACAATTGCATTAGTCAAATCTGTTGATAGTTGATCGATATTACCTTCACCAGCAGCATCAGGACCTAAACTTTTTATAAATGCATTTTTAATATTTGTTTTCAACCCCATAAGTTATTTTCTTTTTTCATATGATTTTTTTAAAATTGCACCGTAATCTTTATTCATAAAACTCATATCAGCATTTGCAGCTACATTTTGTGGAATTTGCATACCAGCCGCTGTCTCTGGATCTATTGTTACTGCTGGAGATTGATGTGTACTCTTGTTCATCTGACTCCAGTCAATAGTATCAGCTGTCTCGTTTAATACATCGTTTAAAACTGTATTAGAAGTATACTGCTGTTTAACTGACATTGTCTCTTCTATGACTGGTTTATTAAGTTTTTCAGCTGGCTGTTTTAACTCAGTGATTACTTCATGAATCGCCATAGCGACTTCTTCTCTTACTATCTTACGTATAAATAACTTTAACTTATCTGTGGCCATAAAGACTCCTATCTGTTTTCTGATTCAATAAAAGCAATGTCTGATAAAAAATCAGGACTTGCTAGTTCATTTTTTAAACTTTGAAAATCTGTTAATAGAGGTTTTCCTGTACTGTCAGTTACAGGTATAGGCACTCCCTGCACTAAACCATGTGTTTTAACTAATAATTGTAACATCTTGTCTAGAAAATCTGCTAGTTTATTTCCCCTCACAATAGGCTCAACTTCAACTGATTCACTACCAGTATCACCTCCTATATAAATAGCAGAAGCATTAAATCTTATGTCAAAATTTGAAGTAATGTTAACATCTGTACCTGCTCCTATGACTATATTCTGAAAGGAGGATAAGCATATACTGTCTTGATATGCATTAATTGTAATTTTTTTAGAATTTAAAAATATCTGATCTGTGTTGTATTCATAATTATAATTATCATTACCTATCTGATAAATAGGCTCATCAACTGAATCAGATGCTAAGACAAATGGATCTATTATTGAATCTTGATTGCCTGTTTCAGAGAAATGATCAAATAAGGATCCTTTAGATGTTATTGATAATAAAGAGCCATCTGCAAAGCTCTCTTTATAATTCATAGGAAGTCTTTTGTTTGAAAATACAATATTAGGGTAAAGATCTCTACTGCCTATTCTTAGACTATTACCATGTCTCCCTTCCAGTAGCATATCACCATGTAATTCCGGTATATTATCTCGTGTTTGATCAGGGTTATCTAGTATTTGATTGAATACTTTTTGCAATCTACTCATACCTATAACTTTAAAACTCTTTGAAACACCCATCTTATCGTGAGAGGAAGTTGTATCTACAGAATCTGCTTGCGATGTAGATGTATTCAACCCATCTCTCTGCATTGATGGATCTGCAGTTCTGAGATGATCAATATTAAAGTTTGGATTATTTATTGTATTTAATGGCCCTAAATAGTAATTAACACCACCAAATTCACATAATAATACTTGATCACCATGTGTCGGCACATCTATTATACCCCTCATTAACGGATAATATCTAGTTTTTTCTGTACTGCGGTTATCAATATCACTATCAAAATGTGGTCTAGCTATAATTGAGTTAACATCTCTTTGCTCAGTATAAGCAGCGCTTTTAGTTGAGCTACCACCACCATGTGTTACTACGTCAATGACTTCACCAGGTATGAATTGTATAAATACAGGAGTAGGTGAAGTTGAAGTTGTCCAGTTACCCCACTCATCTTTTTGTTCAGGATAAATATAATCAAACCAACCCATACTATTTACCTGTCTTTAGTTGCTGTATTTTATCTGCTTCTTGTTGCATCCCCTCTACTGTGTTTTGTAGAGATTCCATTAAATCTTGCTTTTCTGTTTCTGATAGAAATTGCGTTTCTTCACTTGATGAAGATTTTGTAATTATTCTTTGCAACACGCTAGCTAATTTTACTAAATGCTCGTCGTTTTTTACACCAACTTCTAAATATTCTTTAATAATAGGAGCTAGTAATACTATGTCATCAATTGATTTAATCATCTTATTCATCTCTCGAATCAATATCTGTATTTGTTTTTTTTTCTCTACAGCATTGTCATAAATATCTTTGGTAAGATCTTGAAATGTTTTGTCTTCAAATATTTGATCGCTCATATTTTCCTACTCCTAAAGTTTATCATATATAAATACTTATTTAAAACAAAAAGCCTGTATTTTATACAGGCTTATAAGATGTTATTACGATGTTAATATTCTATTTAGATAAAACTACTGCTTGGCTCCGCTATTATACCTGTCCTTTCAAAAGTTAATAAAAGTTTTGGATATTGCTTTCTCAATACATTAACTACTTTAGTTATATCTGATGTTTTGACATCAGTCATTTCCCGTATTAATATGTAGATCCATTTTTTATTAAAATTTTCCAAGTCCTCACGGTTTTTCATTATATTTAATAATGCATATGCTATAGATATATCTTTTTTCTTTTTAAACATAACTGGTATGTTTTTATCTAAGTACTGTATTAACTCTAGAGTAAAATCTCTAATCCTAGCTACTTTTTTATCCGTATATACATCAATATGACCAGTATCATCTAATACTTTAATATCATCTGTCCTTTTATATTTTGCATAATTACTATTATTATGTAGGATTAGATAGTTTTTTGCAATAACAGAGAAATAGGAGAAAGCTTTTGAACCTTTAGTATGATCATATTTATGCATATTCATAACTAAAAAACTAACTACTTCGTTTTTAACATCTACAAACACATCATCAAAATAATTAAACTTAAATGTATTTATAATATTCTCTGATAGTTTGTCAAACGCGTAGTGTATCTTTTGCTCATATATTTTATTTTTTAATGACGTATTAGTTGTGCCGTTATATTCAATAATAGCATTCTCTACGTCTTGATCGAAATACATTTTTTTCTTTTTTCTACCCATTTTTTTCTTCCTGTGTTTCAAATAACTCATCTAAGAGTTTTTGCAGTGATTTAAGTTGATCAAAAAATACACCTGTCTCGTCATCCGACTCATAATGTCCTGATGTATCCACTTGTTTGATTTTCTGTGATGTAAATTGTATTATACTAGATATATGCGTTATGTATGTTTCATACTGATTAATCCGTTTCATACTTAAAAATAATAAGTAACATACACATAGTAACAATATTATTAACACGGTTATTATTATAATCATATTAATTGAATAATTTATCAAATTCTGATTTTAATTCTTTATAATCAGTTTTTGTTTGCTTAAGTTTAGTATTATTAGTAACTTTAGTATTAACTGTATCATCTAAGTTAACTAAAGATTGTTCGTATTCAATACGTGTAGTCATCATATCAGCTTGATGTATAATTAATGGTAAGTTTGATTTTATTTTTTTCTCTTTAGCATAACTTTTCAAATACTGTAAATTACCTTCGTCATATAATCCATCTGCTAATTTAATTCCTAGCATTTCGTTAACTGTCATCTTAATTCCGAATTGATTCAATATCCAAATACCTCTATCTGGTGGTGACATAAACTGTATATCAGAATTTGCAGTGTATATTTTACCTAGATTTTTTCTATGCCATTCTGAAGGATTAGGTAAGTAATGATCGCTATCCATATCACCAATTTTTCCTAAATCATGATGCATTGCAGCAAATATTAACTCTTCATCTGTATAATCAATTGTTGCGCCATTATTATACCAGATATTTTTTATATCCTTTACATACTGAACAATGTTCAGAATATGCTCAACATATCCACCTGGGAAACAATTATGAAAATAATTATGACTTGAAGCTGGAGTAAACATCATCCTATCTTTAAAATACGTATACATATCTAACAATTGTTTTTGTCTATCACCAGAAAAACTATCTGTAATCAATTTAATTAGTTTATTCCAATTATTTAATATCTTTTCTTCGTTCATTTGACCTCTGTAAATATTACTTTTATTATTATTATATTATTATAT